CTGCTCGGCATAGCCAAGGCGCGTCGAAACCTCGACGTTTTCATAGGTGCGCTTGCCGGACTTGGTTTCGAGCGGCGTCTTGGCGAAGTAGATGGACTTGGCGCCATCGACCAGGCCGACACACGGACCTTCGGAGATCAGCTCGACGAAGCGGACAAGCGAGTTGGACTGCAGCGTGTTGTCAGCATTGCTGCCGGCGCCACCCTTGCCACCCATCATGCCGCCAGAGCCGCGGATCGGAGTGCCGTTTACGAGAACATCACAGGCGCTCATCAGTCGCGACCCCACGGATCTACGTAGGAGTCATTGGTCTCGTCATCGTCGGCGGGCGTTCCGTCGTCCTCGTCGTGGTCGCCATCCTTGTCGACATCGGTCAGGAGGTCTTCGGCATCCATGCCGGCGGAAATGACGACGCCGCCGGTGTAGACTTCGCCGTAAACGAGCGGGATTGCCGCGCCTTCCTGATAGGAATTGGTCGGGCCGGTCAGAATGTAGGAGTCGGTGGACTTGTCGTCCTTCTCTTCGGGCGCAAGCAGCTGGGAGACGCCGGAGGCGGCAACAGCCAGACCGACCATCGCCATCGAGCCGTAGCTCATGTTGATGCCGGAGAGACCGAGCGGAATGGTGCCGGCAAGCGTGCCGCCGGAGAAGACGAAGGCCGCGCCAATCAGGGCGACGCCAAGAATGACCTTGAGCAGGCCCGAGCGCTTGGAGCCGGCAATGACCGGCATGATATGCAGATCGCCAGCGCCGAGCCTAAAGCCCTTCACCATGTCGATGTCCATGTCGACGGCACCAAAGTCCGGCGTGCCACCCTTGGGCGAGCGCAGAACGTGGTAGGAGCCGTCGCGGATCGCGTCGCCAAAACCCTTGATCTGGATGGACATGGCGCGAATGGCTTCCGCGGCCGTCTCGACCGAGAGCTGATGCTTTTCGCCGTAGCGGGCGCCGAGATCGCCGTGCAGAACGATGTTACGCAGAGCCATTGGCAGCTCCCGTGTAACGAAGCCACTTGACGGCCGCCCTCGCCCAGATGCCCGCAGGCTCGCGGCGCGACAGGCGCAGCGGCAGGTGCTGAACAAGCAGGTTGTTGCCGACCAGAAGGCCAGCGTGATTGAGCGTGGTGTGATTGACGCTGATCAGGAATGCGTCGCCGGGACGTGCCTCGCCGAAGGTGATTTCGGTAAAGCCGAACGCCTTGAAGTGATCGACGTAGAGATCCTTGCCGTCATTCTCCCAGGCAGCGTCGCGCGCCACTTCCGGAAGCTCGATCGGCTCATAGGGCCAGTCGATATCCTGTGCTGCACAACCCTCGCGACCGAGCCGGAAGATATCGCGGATCAGCGAATAGCAGTCGGTCACGCCAGGCACGAAGCTGCGGCCGATCAACGCCGGCATCGGCAGTCCATCGCCCCATACGATCGGGTTGGCGAAGCTGTCCTCGTCGAGCGGCACGATGGCCCAGGGAACGTTGGTGGCAAGCTGGCCTTCCATGTCGCTCTGGGTCGGCCAGAGGACAGGCTTGTCGTCCTTGGACTGGGGCACGAAGGGATGGGAATGGATGACAGCCTCGAGCGTGCCCTTGGCGCGCGCCGCGAGCTGCTCTGCCGGGTCGATCTCGAAATCCTTGAGCGGATCGGCAGCGACGTTCTTGCACGGGATATAGGCGCCAGCGACCACCAGGCCGCAGCTCTCCTTCGGGAACTCGGTGCGTGCGTGCGCCTGTGCGGCAGCAATCATCGAATCCGAGAAAGTAAATAAGGACTTACTTATATTATTCATCACATAGGCCTCATCACACCAGGAAAGCCCCAGAAAGGCAGCGGCTTGTTCTTGCCGAACCTGAGCTTGCAGCAGTTGACCGTTCGAGAGGGCTTGTCGTTGCCTGCGGTCGTCGCCTGGTCGTTTTCATCGAAATAGTTGGAGCCGGTATAGGGACACTGGGCCTTGGCGTAGTTGAAGGTGCCGCTGCCAGCATAGCGGCGGTAGCGCGCCAGGCAGGTGTTGCGCAGCACAGAGCGACCGGGGATCATCTTGCCGGCCTGGTCGATGGCCGCAGACAGTTCCCACTCCACAAAGACCGAGTTTTCAGTGACCTAGCGCTCGATCTGGAAGATATCAGGACCGAAGAATGCCGAGCTGTCGGGATCCTCGTGGTCGTCCAGGTGGCGAGCAAAGGTGCGAATGCGCTGGACTTCACAGCCGAGCAGATCGCCAAAGGTGTTGATGGCGGTCTGGGCCATGCCGTCGGTGTTGTTAAGGCGGATCGTCGGCGTCGGCAGAGCGCCCGCACCCGTCGTTTCCATACCCTCGAATTCGCAATCGACGGGCTCGTAGACCTGACCACCGAACTTGATCTTGCTGTTGGTCTCGGCACCCTGGACGAAATACAGCACGTTGCCGCCGACCTTGGTGAGGTCGAGGATGAACAGCGAAACCAGCGCTCCCGGCTCGAGATCCTGTGCGGTCTGGGTGATATTGGTCATGGGTTCTCCGGCTAGGAGAGAACCATACCAAAGGCGGAAACGTAAGTAAATGCTTACTTATATTTTTAGTCCAGGGCGAAGCTCTGGACAAAGGTCGCGCTGATCGTCCAATAGCCGGCCGGAGAGTCGACCGTCCATTCCTTGCAGGTCCACTTGAGCGCCGAATCGTCACCGTGGATCTGGTAGTAGAACGGCGTGTAGCCGCCCTTGCCGGTGAAGAAGTCGTTGATCGAGTTCTTCTGCGAGAGCGTGAGGGCATCCCACTTGAGCTGGATCTCACGGCGGATATGGTTGAGCCCTGCCGCCGTCGGCTGGGAATAGCCGTCGCCGAACTCGGCCTCGTGGATATTGATCTTCGGCGTCTGAGACGTGCCCGGGGAGGGAGCGATCGGCGGATTGAACGTAGAGAAAGCCATGATTACCTCGACAGCATGTTACCGGGACGCATCTGGCGACGCAGCTCGTCGGCCACCACGCCACGCATGGAACCTTCAAGCTCGCGCTTCATGCGCTGGGCGAGATCCGCATTCTGTTCCGGCGTGCCGGCAGAACCCTGGACCGTGATCGGAGCCGAGACAGAAATCGCCTGGTTGGCCTGGAAGCCGCCCATCTTCGACATTTGCTCGGCAGTGAAGACGCCCTCGCCCTTCTGAGCGATGATCGGCACTTCGGAATGGTGCAGCTTCTTGCCGCCGACGATGCCGCCCGAGTGGAACTTCGGTGCGTTCATGAAGGCGAGCGAGGACGCAACCTTGCGACCAGGTGCGCGGCCGCCGATGATGCCGCCGGTGTGGAAGAGACCGGCGCTCATCTTGCCCTTGCCGGCAGATGCAGCCTGGCTCTTGCCAACACCAGCACCCTTGCCGGTGGCTGCACCAGTCGTGCCCTTGGCGCCCTGGAACATCTGGCTCATCATATACTTGACGCCCATGTTCACCATGTCCTTGAGAATGCCCTGGATAGCCGAACGCAGATCGCCGGTGCCGGTGATCAGATCGGTGAGGCCGCCGGCGAGCGAGTCCATCCAGCGCGTCGCGCCCTGAGACAGCTGCTCCTGTGCGTCACCCCATTCAGCCATCTGCTTCTGCAGCGGAGACGACTGCTGGGCATACTGGGCGCGAATTGCAGCCTTTCGGGCTTCGACCGCCTGAGTGATCTCGACTTCGCTGTCGCCCGCCGCACGCATCTTGGCCGCCATCTGGTCGACCTCGGCGAGCTGGCGCTGCATGGCTGCCTGACGCGCCTGGCTCTGGGTCATCAACGACTCCTGAGCGGTGCGGTTCTCCTGTGCCCACTTGGCACGGATCGTCGCACCCTCGAGCTGACCCTGCTGAGAGAGCATCTGCTGCTTATAGGCGACCGCGGCCTTATACTTTTCGTTGTTCTCGTAGTCGGCGCCTGCCGCTTCCTTAACCTTGGCAATATAGGTGTCGAGGTCGGTGATCAGCTTCTGCATTTCAGAGCTGTCGGGCTTGTAGGTCGGATCGGCCGCCTTCTTCTTTTCCTCGGCGATACGGCGCGCGATCTCGACGCGGCGTTCCTCGAAGTTGCCAAGCTCGCGGTCGATCGCGGTCTGGTTCTTCTTGGCCTCGGCAATTTCCTTGTTCTTGTCGTCAAGCGCCTTGGCAGCTGCCAATGCCTTTTCATAGACAGCTGAGTCCGGATCCAGGTTGTTCTTGTAGATCTTGCCGTTCTTGATCGCCTCGACGAGCTGCTTATACTTCTCGCCACCCTCCTCTGCAGCCTTGCCGGCAGCGACGGTCTCGGCGTCGAGATCCTGCATCGTCTTCTTGAGTGCGAGCGCGCCCTTCTGGTTATCGAGATCGTCCTGCTTCTTGGACAGGTCATCGAGCTCGGTGCCCAACTTCTCGGTCAGGCCGACGCGATCCTTCACAAGCGCGTTGATGCGCTCCTGGGATGCTGCAACGTCATACTGGGGCTGAGCATTGACCACGGCACTGTCGCCCGGGATAACTGCCTTTTCGACAGTCGGA